AATCTGTAAACCTCCACTAATGTTTTGACCATCAATCATTGACTGAGGTATTGCAAGGTTGGCACGTTGAGCGTAATTACCAGTTGAAGGATCACCAAGGTAATAGGCTAAACGTTTAGTGCTAGAACAGTACACAAATAAAATACGGCTGAAATCGTCTGGTCTATACCATGTATTTGCCTGCGCTCTTTTAGAACCATTATAAAGGTCGTTATCACTTGTAACATAAAGCCCCCAGTTTGTAGATGCCGCATTTGCTTTCAATGTAATATGAACACCACCACGACTAAACAAAGTAAAGTTTTCAGTTAAGCTAGATGCTGTAACTCCTACTAAAGTAACTCCTATAGTCCAGTCCTGAGTGAAGTCTAAAACTGCATCAGCATTAGAAAAACCAATGTAATCATTAACTCCGTCCAAATCAATATACTTATTAGACTGGTTTCCGATAGCTCCAAACTCGCTAATCGGAACGAAGTCCTGAACATCAAAAGACCAGAATTGAATTGCGTTTTCTTCTCCTGCTATTAGTACCGTATTTAATTTACCTGGAGTCGGTACGTAATCCCCAGTATTAACGGATTGCACCGCATCCGCTTTACTTTGAAACAATCGTTCAAAGCTATTGAATTGATTTTGTAAACCTCTTAGGCTTAATTTATCTACCGCTAAATTTTGTATTGCGTTACTCATTTTTTACTTGTTAACCTATTAAACAATTTTTTACATACATAAAACCAGAAGCCAAAGCATAATATAAATTTGATTTACTAGAGTTTTCATCATAAATTTTTGACCATTCAGAAGGCCCTGAATTATATAATTCAATTGATTCCAATGTATTTAATACATAGTCATTTATGACAAAAACTAAATAACCATCAAACACACCTTGCTTTAATTCATCACTATTCATAATATCAATAGTTGATAAAGATTTAGATAAATCTAATGTTTGACTAGGCAAAACATAACCATCATTTTCATCAATAGTATTGAGGTCAATTTGAACACTCTTATTTATGAAATAATTTGATTCTGATATGTTTTTTACAATCATTTTTATAAATGTTTTTTTCTATATCTTAGAACTATTACATTATTATTTGTTTGTAATCCGTTCCACCTAAAAGTAATATAATTGTTCTCGTTTATGTCGGTTGGAACATTTGGATTTAAGAAACCTCTAGCAGAAGCATCTACTACAAAAGAAGCTATAACGCTTGCTGTGTTTGTTCCAGTATCTCTGTTAGAATATAACCAATATTGGCCTGATTGAGCCGTATTTGGATCTCTATTATAGCCTATACCCAAAACTCTACAGTTAAAAGTTAAATTATATCCAATACCTGTATTATTTCCAAGAGTATTTCCAGTTCTTAAAAAAGTATTGTTAGGTGTTGCACCTTGGTCATTAAATACTGTTTCATATATTTGAACACTTACCCAATCACTTACATCATAAAAATAAATAATAGAATCATTTGTATTAAACCATAATCTATTCGTATCAACAGGTGGAATATTGCTTTTAAATATAGAATTTGCTTCTAATTCTTCTATATCATCTACATTAATTTGTAATTGTTCTGCTATAGCGTTCCTATCACTTACCCATGCAGAACCATCAGAAACATAAATACCCTGTGGATAGTAATTACCGCCTAATGTGCCGGGTAACCATTTAGTCCCTTGTGAACTAAAACAATAAGCTAGAGTCCCTGCCGTAACAGGTTGTGGTGCTACTGTATTAAGATTGTCCCAATCATTAGCAACAAAAGAAAAGCCTATACCACTTCCACCGTTACCAGAACCATCTCTATCTAAATGAATAATCTTACCCATTCCTTCTCTTTACAGTGTATTTAAACTCTACAGTCCCTGCCGTATTGTCTACGGCATTATAATTGATTCTAGCATATATAAACGCTTGGTGTGTATCATCTAGCCCATCTGCTATTGCTACATCTTTACTAGCCTCTTCATAAGAGAACCAATTTACATTGTCATTACTTACTTCCAAAGTGTAACTAGGCGAACCATCCAATCCACTTGAAACAGGAGTAAGTGACCAACCACTATTAAAACATAACTCCAAACTTTCCGAAGCCTCACTAATACTCGCATCGTGCGTAGTTCCATCACTGAAAACAAATGTTAAAATTATTGGACTCATAACCAGCTTACATATTTTTTAGACTGCCCATTGAAATCTGAGTAGTCTTGTTTGTTATCTAATATTCTTTGTTGGATAGCATGGTAACTATCTATCCCTTCGTTCTGTCTAATATACCATCCCATCTCATTGAAGTTAACCTTCTCAGCATTTTCTGGAAGAGTGCCTATGTTTCCTTGTATCGTATTAGGATATTTTTGATCCTTTAAGTACTGGGAATATATTAAGGCTACAAGCATTTCAACCATGCCCAAAGACCTAATAATACCCTTACACCTAACATAATAATCATAACAACAATAGTTATTGCTGTAATGGGAAACATTGCTTTTATCGTATGCAAAAGCCTCCCAAATATCAATATAAATTTGTGTCTGAGGTTCTCCATCTACAATATCAGCTTTGAATAGATTAAATAAATCTACACCTAATAAGTCTTGAAGATATATAGTCTCATACTTATCTATGTATCTTTGTAGTTGTTCCTCTGAGTTGTTATGCTTTCCTAAGCTAATCTCGAATCTATCTACAAATAAAGAAGGTGTAATATTTAATAATGCCATATTATAAGGAGGGCCGAAGCCCTCCATATTAGTTTAAATTAAGGTTTAGTTAATGCAGTGATAGCAGCATCAATTGAATTTACTTTAAGGAACGCATTAGCGTAAACGTTACGAATAACGAATGACTTTCTAAGTGTCGCTTTAAGTCTGATTCTATCAGTTAAGAAATCATCTGCGTGTTGGTTAGCTACATCTAGAGTAAGGTTTCTGTGATTGTAAACAGTTCCTCTAGTTGAATCCATAATATACAAAGTATCCGAAGCTACCAATGGTGACTCTAGTACTTGCATATTTTCGATAACTGTAGCATCCTGGCTAAGGTAGTTAGGAAGTAAGTAGTTTCCATCTGCATCCTTTTCTAGCTTCATCTTTCTGAAATCTGTAGGGTTCATCAAAACGTAGTTTGGCATATACGTATTGTTTTGTCCTGAGTTTTCAATCTGAGTTTTACCAGTAAGGATTACATCTACAATAGAAGGAGAAGCAATCATAGCAGCGAAATCTCCTGCTGCCCATGTTTGAGCTGTACCATCAATTCCTTTGTACTGTGGTGAAGTACCAGTTCCAAAAAGAATTTGTTGGTCATTCTTAAGCATTACATTCTCCATTAGGAAGTTATCAACTTCTGACTGGATGAAAGAGTAATCCTCTAGAGCCTCAATACATACAGGGATAGAATCACCGATTTTTTCAATCTTACAAGACTGCTCAATCCAGTTTATTTCTGATTCTGGAATAGGGGCACACTCAGCAACGTTATCAGCGTTTCTGTTTAGTGTGTCTTGATCCCAGTAAGTAATAGTACCACCCGAATCTTCACCTACAGTTCCACTAGGGAAAAGACCATCTAAGAATACTCTTCTTACTGGTTGCTTTCCAATACCTGGGATTCTGTATGAAGCAGTAGAACCTTGTACTGAAGCAGTAGTTACATCTGCTTTAATTTCAATTTCTCCTGACCCTGCTTTCTTACCTTCTGCTACTGCCTTAACAGCATCAGCGTTAGCTTCCCATGCTTCTTTAAATGCTACATCGTAAGACTTAGGCTCTGTAGACTTTACAGCTTTAAGCTCAGTCATTTTAACACCTTGTGCTACTTGTGCATCTTTGATTTCTTTAAGCGTAGACTTAAGACCATTTAAATCTTCAGTTAGTCCTTCTACTGCTTTTGTATCTGCTTTAGCTTCTACTGACTCCTTGAGTTCAGTTTGCTTGGCTTCGATTGCCTCTAATAGTTCTTTTTCTGTCATGATAATTTTTCTAAAATTGATTTGTATAATTCACTTTTATCATCTGACTTATCTATTAGAGTGTCCTTATTGAACGGCTCGAATTTAACAAGTGATTCGTATTTAGCGAATATCTGTGAAAGCTCTACTTCAAATAGTCCGTTGAACTTATCTGAATAGTTTCCATCTTTCAATGCTTTTATAAATACCTCCTTACGCTCTGACAGCTTGTCTAAGGCGTTATCTAAATCTTTTTGGCTCTTTATCTCGCTTAAGTTTGGAGTCTCGCTATTAGCTCCAAATACTACAGCAGAACCTTCGAATAGTTTTACTTCGTTAATCTCAAAGAAGCTCTTTTCTCCTTCGTCTACTAATCTCATCTTATCTGGAAGATACTGAAACCCTATAGAGTGTTCTTTTATAATACCTTCTTTATACATCTTCAAAGCATCTTGGCCGTCTTGGTGAGTTCCAAGTTCTGAAACAAAGAACAAACCTTTCTCATCTTCTTCTAATTGCTTTATATTTCCTATAGGTCTAGTTGTATCGTGGAATAGTAAGTGCGCTATCTTTCTATTAGATTCTGTACCTGGCCCATGTTCGTTAATAGACTTACTAAATGCACCCCTACGGATAACATCATTGTCTGAATCAATATTATCAAAAGCACTAAAGTAGCCCTTAAC